AAGGGCTTGATGAATCTGTCGCGCCATTTGTTACTTTGTAGCGCAGCGGTACAGGAGGAGAAATTGATGCTGTTAGCTGAAGTGCCGCTGAAGGCAATATTCCAAACATTCTGTTGCTTAATGTGGGTAAGCTTGTGTCTGTCGATCCATTACTAAACTTAATTGTTGGAACGCCTCTAAAGCCAAACGGAAGCGATGATGCTGGAATCGATCCATTTTCAGTCGCCGGTGTCATAACAATTCTAATTCTTGATGACTTGTTCGCACGTTGGCCCGCTGCTACGAAGTTCTTATCAAGCGGATCAATTGTGTCGAAATTGTAATAAACCTTTCTGTCACCAATCTTATTAGCAACATAGTCGCCGCTATTAGGATTAAGTGTGCAATTAATGTACTGCTCTAAGACGACGGGGCTTGAATCTGTGTCATAGAAGCTTCTAACCAAAACATCAGATGTGCCGTCTAGATTTGATGGATCTGATGAGCGCTTCAAGTTTGCAATGCAAATCTTGAATTGATCATTTGAAACTTCTCCGTCTGCGATGGTTTCAAAATGAAACAAGTCATATTCTTTTCCTGCAAACGGCTGTGAAATAAACTTTGTTGTTTTTGCAGGTGAATATCTTGCATTAAAGCGACCAAAAGCATTTAGATAAGACTGCGTTGGATCACCTGACGTTGTCGATGTGTTGCTTGATCCGGAAACCAAAGCAATGCTGTCTGCAGTTGTTGAAATTGATGCAAGCTCGTCTTCAACAGCAAAATCCATGTAAAGTAAATGCTGCTTTTCTTGAAAAAGTTCAGGTGACGTATTTAGCACTTTGCTAATGTAATTTGAATTAGCAGGATCAAGAGACGCTGTAAAGATCTTAATACCGCTGGCTCCGTCTGCATCGCCAAATGAGCTTGCAGAAGACGAGATTACAAGCTTAAATGTCTTGTATGTAGAAAGCGATGAATCTGTTCCAACAGATGCAGCATCATTTGCAACGTTTGCAGTTGAATAGTTTTCATCATAGCTTAATAGCATGCCTCTTGTGCCGGTTGGAAACATAAGCATGCCTCTTACGATATTTCCAAACCCGCCGGCGCCATAAGCCGAACTAAAGCTATTATTGTCTGCAAAGACGGGATATGCTGCGTCTACATCCCCTTTAAGATCATGTTTTGCAACAATAAACTGAACTGCGCCTCGAGCACGGAGGTCAGCTGTCGTTGTTCCCTTAATTACGAATCCTGCACCTTTGGCAGTCCCTTGAGTTTGTGTCTGAACTATGTCAGCTATCGTTGAATTTGCGCCTGCACCAAGTGTTCTAAGGAACGTAAGTGCCTGCCCATTTCTAAAAAATTCCTGTGCTGAATAATAAGAATCATTGTATTCTGTTGACGTTCCAAAGAATCTATCTTTGAATTGTGCCAAGGATGACACCGTCACCGGAATGAAAGCTGGTCCCATCGGTGATGGTCCAATTACACCTGCAGGTGTTGCAGTAACTTCTCCGGGTGCTGAAATTGATAAGTCAATTTCGCTTTCAAAAAACCCGGGAGAGCGATAGGTTATTTCGGCCATTTTTGCTCCACTCACACTTCGGTTATAAATATACCACTACTTTAGGAAAACTCAAATCTTCTCATCTGTTGCGAATGTTACTTTTCGTGCGGAAATAACCTGCTCACCAGAACGTATGTCTCTATATATTATCTTCTGGTATTCGTTCCTCTTTCCTGCTTGAACAACAGCTTTGACACGATCTTCGCCTCTTTCAAGGTGAGGTCGACCGTCTGGATCAAGATGCTCTGTATCTGAAAGAATGAATCTATTTAATTTATCATTTGCATAAGGGCTCAGCGGCTCTTCTGCAATTTGAGTTCTTGCATCATAGATTCCAAATGTAATTTCAGGCGCAGATTGAAATTTCCTAAAAGGTGATCCAAGGCCGGGATGTCTAGGCGCAATAATATAAGCAGGAACCTTAATATCAAAGCTGTATTTTATAATTCTTTCATCGTTCGTGTAGTCGTCAAAATTGTCATTATTGGTAAACGGACCTTGCACAAATGCTGTAAAATTATAACCTTTGTTTGTTGTTATTTGAAACTCGTGTCCTTGCCCATCAAACTTCATCATCATAGTCTCTATGATCTGATTCATTTGTTGCATATACTGTGTCCAGAATACAACGTTGTAAGTCATTCCAACGAATTGAGGATATGGAATAGTAATAATTTCAAATATATTTTCGCCTAAAAGATTCTTATCAAGCGGCGTCTGAAGTTGACCTGAACCGAAGGAAATTGCAGGTCCGTTTCTACGTGTTGCAATTGTTCCTGGCAATGTAAATTTGCCGGGTGATGACGTGTTATCAATGATATGTGATCTTGCAGAAACATTATCCTGATTTTTAATCGAGAGCTTATTTATAATTTCTTGGTAGCCTCTATCGCTTGGATCTAGCCTTTTTTTGATTACATAGTCTGCAGGTTGCCTAAATGAAATTGCAGTTCCGCCTACCTCGGCCTCTGTTTTATGACCAATGCTTGTTCGCTTGATTGCTATCAAAGGTAAAATTAAGGCATTGTTCTTGTCGCGAATTGGCTTTTTTCTTTTAGTCAATGCAAAGCGCTCGCCGGCAGCAAATACAACAGGAACTTTCGTTGTTTGCTCATTGACTTTTATTTCAAATGCCAGCTTTTTATCAAAAAGTTCAAAAACCGCCCGATCAACGTCCTCAATTCCGCATGAAGGAATACTAAAATTGTCAGGTACGTTAAAGCCTTCGTAGCCTTTTTTAAGTTTTATTTGCTCTGGCATTTTTAGCTCTCATCATAGAATGAAGACCCAACTGAATCCGGGTCGCCTGCTGGCGACACTTCTGCTGGTCCTGTAAGTGGTGCATCGAGAACACCGTTCTTTTGAAGATCTCTGACGTCGCCTGTTGCACCAAGACGATTTTTTTCGAATCCTCGCTGCTGAACAAACGTATTTTGTACAGCGTCTGCGTCTGAATACGCTTCTGACGTTGGACCAAAGATCTTTGAAAGGAATTGACCTTTTCTTGACTGTTTGCCTGTAATTGTGATGTATGCCTTGTGTTCAATCTGTCCAAAGATTACATCTGTGGATGGTGATTTAATAACTTCGAAGAATGTTTCACCATAACTAAAGAAGTCACCTTCATGTACTGTAATGCCTTTATCAAGAAGATCTCTTGACTGTAGATAGCACTCAATTGAGTAGTATTCTTCGGAACCGAATCTGTTAGTTCTTACATCTTGTGGCGAATATTTGACTAGCGCGTCAATTTCAATTGGTTTTTCAAAAATCTTGTCTGGAGATTCTTCATAAACATCATGAACTTGCGATTTTATATTGCTAATTGAAAAATAGTATATTTTCTGTCCAACAACGTCCTTAACGAGTTCTTTAGCTAAATCATTAATGTAATTAATTTCACGTTCTGTGATAAAGAGTCTACTCATTTTTTACCCAGTTGTTATCGCCATTCCGTTTGGAATGGGAATCTTTAAGAGCTGCTTTGTTAGATTTTCAGATCTTGCTGCTGCATTTTCAATTAGCTTGTCATATGTCAGCGTTTCAAGCATTTCTTTAAGCTTTGTTATAAGTTCTTTTTTATCTTCTCTACCCTTTGATGTGAGATCTGCTCCATTTAATGTAACAGTGCCTCCAGGAATAGGAACAGTTGTAAACTTATTTCTAATCATGCCTAGCTGTTCCAGACTAAGCGCAAGAGTATACTGTCTTATCCATTGCAATCCCATGCTATTAATTCTTGCATACTTTAGATTTCCAAACGGAATATTGGCAAGATTATTAACGCCGCCAATTGTTTCATCTTGATAGCTAGGATTAACAGGATTTTGCCAAAATTTGACTCTTACAAAGAGGTGCTTTGCAATTGCAGAATGCTGCGTAGGTGTTGGAAAGATTCTTATTTTTGTTCCTACAACTTTGTAGGAATAATTTGAACGTCTTACTCTGTTAGACAGATCTAACTGGCCCGCTCTAAGAATGTCCTCGAAAACAGGCAATACATAAAATATTGATTCAGGCGTAAAAGATTCAAATGAAAATTCGTTATTAAGATAGTTTACTGCAGATGTCGTATCAAAAAATCTATATGCTGCTTGAGGATTAAAGTGAAAGACTTCCATTATGCGCATTTTTGATTTAGGATTGCTATTAGATGCAGTATTTACTAATGCTGCTCCGCTTGAATTCTTAAGATCATTATAAAGATCGTAATCTTGCTTTCCAGGCACTAGCTCAATTGAGCCTGAATGCATGTCATATGACCCTCCTATTCCGGCCTCAGATGCATAAGGGTCGGCAAATCTTGCAAGATATTCCAAGCTTTCACGTGGAAATGCAGATTCGAGTCCTGAATTTGAACCTGTTGAATATCCCAAGTATGTAAGCAACGTTGATTTTGCTTGATACTGATTAAGAATATTGCTATACTCAAAACACGATTCTTCAAGATTTGACCAAATCTGCTTCTTTGTTAATTCTACGCTAAGAATATCGTCACCAAGCTTACGCTTGACAAAGACAACCATTTTATCTGCATCACTTTGAAACGCCATATCCGAATCAAAGGAGCCGAACGGCGTTGGATTTTGAGTTTGTACAAATGTTGACATGCGGCCACCTTGTCATAATTATCACGACACAGGCACCACATATCAATCTTTAAATTTTCTCTTAACAAAAGCACACCCAGCACATTGTGCTGGGTGTGAGGTCATAGTATGTGTTTACTTTCTTTTGGTCTTATTTGACAAAGTCTGTGTAGAGTTCTTGGCCGC